ATCTGTTCCGAACTGACGATCTTTATCTGTGCCAGCACTGCCAGAGATACACCAAGCCTGAATAACATTGTTTCTCCAAAAGAACGGCAAACCAACATGAGTTCGGTCTGCGACCTTATATTTCTTGAGCTGCTTGATGGTCAAGTTATATTTGTTTTTGACCAAAGGCTTTCGCATTTTATAAGACATATCTTCACTCCTGTTTATATCGCACAATACGCACACGAAGATTGTATCTATGCGCAAGATCAATCATACTGGCTGTTCCACGGCTTTTCCCATCCCAAAAAGCAACAAGTGCATCTGCGTTCTCTGCCATTTCTTGATTACGGATATAACCAGCAGACTTACCGAAAGTTTTCCAATCGGCTGGAAAATAATTAATTCTGTACCCTCGCTGCTTTCCGTATTGTTCGCCAAGCGTATCTGCGCCCCTTGCCATACCGCACACAATCACAATTTCATCGGTAATGTTAGATAAAAGTCTATCCATTGCTCTTTCCAACTGTGCATAGTTGTTATAATCTCTTCCACCAGCAATAATTACTCTGAACATATCATTACCTCCGATTATTCTTGCATTTATTGTTATTAACTCAAAATAAAAGGCTGCGGCTTACGATATGAAGGACACTTTCGTTCTTCCAATGGCGGCAGGATGTTCTTTTTCAATCTGGATGCACCGCATTTTGGACAAAAGAGAAACTGTTGATGTTCTGGAAAACGAAAACTACCACCAGCCATTACAATGCTTGCTCCATAACGATCTACAACACAAGAGGCTGTTCCAAAATCGAACTTCTCACAAAAGTCACACATGAGCTGCCTCCGTTTTAGGATCATAGTCGATTCCAAACTGCTTCAGCATTGCAATCATCACACGCATAAAGATTTCTCCGTGATGTTCATCCCAATTTTCCTGCAAATCCTTATACAGCGGTGTAATTTTCAAGTCCCAAACCAAGATGCTGGGAAACATATACTGTTCTGCCTCTTCTTTCAGTCTGTCAAAGCGTTCCCAAACCTTTTCACAATCTTGCATCGTTACCATGACATTTCCTCCGATCACAGCCGTCTATTGTTTTTGGCTTGCCACTCTGCCCAACATTCATTGAAACGATTTGGACTATCATCCTTACTTTTGAGATAACGACCATACTTTCGCTTGAGAGGCTTCATTTCATCCTGATACACATCAGAATTGACATAGTTCCAAATGTCCATATAGATGCAGTCAAATTTCTGTCCCTTTTCAGGCTTCCACTCAAACACATCAGCACAGATAATCTTTACCTTATCATTGAACGGAAGCTGCGCCGTGATCATGTCAATGACTTCCTGATGCTTTTCCAAAACCGTAATAGACTTTACTTTTTCATCGTCCTGAATTGCCATGATGATCATTCCGATACCAAGACCACCAATCAGTACATCACCATAAGCATTGGCACAAAAACTGCTATTGGTTCGTTTCTCCATATATGTATCACTCATAACGACTTCTCCACGGTGCATGAGTCTTACATAATTTCCGGGATTCACACCACTTAAAATGGCTCGAATATCTCCGTTTCTGACTTCAAAATGTTCCAGCTTAAAATCTCCGTTTTCCGTGGGAGATAAAAGCTGCGGCATATCTTTATACATAATTCATGTTCCTCTCTGAAATATTGTGTTCTCTTACTTCAATCTCAACTGGCAGATTAATTTTCCAAACGATTGACTTTTCAATAGGTTTTAGATTGGATTTTATGTACTTATGCAATTTTTCTGTTGCCAGTTTTCCAATCTGTGCATCTTCCAACACTGTATTTCGGTCAAAATTAGTCCACGATCTGTATCTTTTAATAGCTGAGATTGTTCCAAAAGAAACTTTATATATGTCTGCCAGCAAGGAGGACTCATATCCTCTATCAAGCAAGTAAACAATCTGTTTGGCTTCCAGTTCAGTCAATTTCGCATCGCCATTGTTCTCACCTGTCTGAGCTGCTTTCATTCTGGATGTATCCTTCGTCTTAACACCAGTCATACGCTTAGAATGTCGTTCTCTTTCTTCCTGCGTCCATACTTTGTTTCTGGATGCTTCCCACGCTTTTTCCATCGTTGCTTTTGGAACCGTGTGATTCTTAAACCAGCCATTTTCATCATTCATCACTTGTTCCATTTTTCTACGATGATCTTCTGACCATTTCACACCACGATTATTTACAGGATCAATGCGTATATTATAGCCAATTCGATTAGCCTGATAAAAATCAATCCAAAAGCGTTCCTTTAGATTCAGCTTTTCCAATGGGCAATATTCCAGCACATGAAACTGAAAAGCGTCCTCGCCGTATTTGTTCCAAGCATTTTGCAAGTGTTTATTTGGATGGATGCCTTGTTTCAATTTCGTCAGATGACTGCATTGCCGTCTATATAAGTTTTGGGACTGACCAATGTAGCGTTTTCCATTTCTTGTATTTTGAATTTCATATATACCAGAAACAGAATTTTCCATTCGATTAATCCTTTCCAATAAACATCACTTCCTTATATTTCACGATAATTCTGACAAGGTAATTTGATTTACCTTTAAAATTGCTGAATATAATTGTCTATCCGACAACAAATTTTCATCTTTAAGAGTTTTCAAAATTCCAGTCATCAGTATCTTCTCAAATTCAAATTGTTGCTCTTTACTTAATTGAATCATGTTATCCCTCCAATTAAGCTGACACTTTTCAGTGAATTTTAGACCTCGTTTTTGACACTTTTCAAATCAATCAGTGTAACTTTGAATGTATTTATCCAGAGTAGCCTTCTTTACCTGTTCAAAATTTGCATATCCAATATCTTGCCTATATGCCTTCTGACGAGGAATACCAGCAGAAAAATCCTTAATAGCATTTGTAGCAACAGCAAAACAGCGATTCTTCATAGTGTGAATCTGCTTAAAATCATTGAACAAGAAATTACGAAGAACAATAGCCGAAGTCTGTCGTTTTTCATTATAATAACCAGTATTGGCAACAGTAAAAAATTCTCTCAAAGCATCTTCTTTAATTCCGATATAAAGAGCGCAGAAGGTTGCGGCAATAATCGGTGCCTTTTTACAAATTACTGCATTATGAGAACCGCTACACACAATAGATACACACTTTGAAAGAATTTCCTCATTTTCATTACAGAAATCAATAATGATCTTATCACTTACTTTAGATTTTCCACACAAAGTAAATAGATAATTGACCCCACCAATTAAGGCAGTTGATGCAACGGAGGTAGAAAAACCATTCATGTCAAGAATATTCTTCATCGTTCTTCCACGACCTCTATCGTGAATGAAGGAATTGTTAGGAACATTATATGTAACATACATCTCAACAGGAATTCCAGCCTCAATGATTGCACTCAAACGATGCTGACCATTGACCAAATTTCCATTCTCATAAAAACCAATTCCCTGTTCGTTCAATTCCCATTTTCCATTCAACATATCTCTGGCGTAATTCTTTACTGTTCCTTGCTGAATGGGACGATTAGATACATTCTTTTGTAAATAAGCTGCCGCTACCTCTGGCGTGATTACTTCCTGTCTGCTATACATCATGATTCAAGTACCTCCTGTAATTTTTTAATTTTCTTTATCACTGAATTAATAGCTTCCACAACACTATCTTTGTTTTCTGGTGTTTGATAAACCTGATTTCTGTTTGCAAGAGTCTGACGCAAAAATTGAATAAACTGATCAGCATTAAAATTAATTTCAAACAAAAGATTTTCCACGGTGTACTCCTGCAATTTTTCTATCTGTACTTCTTTCGGCTTTTCCTCTTTTTTGATTGGTTTATCTTCCATAATTGCTTTTGCAATATTTTTCCGTTCCTGCGGTTCTGCTTTGGGCAATTCCATGATCATTGCCTTGGTAACACTGGATTTTCCACTTAACACTTTTTTTGCTGCATCCTTCGATACTTCTTCTAAAGCGTCAATACCCTTAGAAAATTTTTCCGCTCGTTTGACTGTGGATTCGGAAATGCCAAGTTCATTAGCAATGGCTTGGGCTGTGCTTTTGCTTTTTCGTTCAGGTGTCGAAAAAACGATTGGTTCATTTTGAACCATTTGTTTTTCGGCGTTTTTGTTTTCTACCTGCGCTCCAACAGACTTCTTCCTTGCCGATTGCATCTGTCCAATCAGTCGCAACCGCTGCTCATTTGTCAAATTGCGTCTACCAAGCTGTTTCTTATACATCCAATCAAAGGCTTCCCATTTATCAAAGAAAATCATTTCTCTTGTTTTAAATGGAATTTCTGGATATTCCTGAAGGATTCTCCATCGGTTATGACCATCAACAATAATTCCATTCCAAGTGATGATCGGCTCGAACACTTCTCCATCGTCCAGAATATTATCTCGTAACTGTTCAAATTCTGCATCCGTCAACGGTGGAATTTTGTTCTGAAATTCAGGATCGACTTTTAACTTAATCATTTTCACACTCCTTATCCAAACAGAGCAATCAAAAAGTAAATTGCACCAAACGCAGTGATCGCCCATTGCCACCAAGGGACTTTGCTGCCTTGCCGTTTCTCTTTCCTATATCCGCTCTCAATCTCCTGCGCTCGTTCATTAAGTAATACACCGCCTGTAATAAGCCAACCTAACATAGCTGTTCCTCACTTTCGTATTCGCTCCCAATACTTTTGAAAGCGTTCTTCCATCTTGCGGCTCATAAACTCTCTTGCCTCTGGAATGGTCATCGCCTGACAAGGAACATAACCGTCCTGACCAAAAGGAACACCAATGGTCACTTTTCCAGTGTAGAACAAGTTTCTGATTTCCTGCGGCATTTGCTCATACATGGAAGGTCTGTAATAGTTCCCGCTGCTGTTTCTGTGGGCAATGTATTTTTCCACATCGGACAGCTTCAAGTACAAATCTGCGTACTTTTCGCTCTCCGTAGGAACGATCTTACAATCAAAGCCGTCCAGCTTGATTTTTTCTAAAGCCTGATCCATGATGGGCAGTTCAAAAGTCAGTGAATAAGGGAAATATCCTTCTTCCAGTAAAACCAACTTTTCCAGTGCCTCTTGCCAATGAAAATCCTTGCCGCTGGCAAGCTGCTCTGTGCCAAACAGAGTAAACATATCTTCCTGCCACTTGCGGCTTTTGGCAAAAAACTCACGGCGCATGGTTTCTTGATTATTCATCATGGATTTTGCTTTTATGACTGCGGTTTTCCGCTCTGCACTTTCACTGCCAAGTGTAAAGGCAAGG